TGAACTCATCATAATTTTGTTTTTTAGTTGTTTAAGTATAGGTTAATTTTTAGTGTTCGTCAAATTATTCGCCAAATAAAAAGGGTCACAACGTGACCCTCAAAGTATAGTAAAATTTTTTTTAAAATCAACCCACTCTAAAAGATGTTTGGGTTGGTTCGTCACCGTAGTTGTCAAATGTTTTTTTGATTTCTGATGGTACGATTTGTTCTACTTCATCAGATGTTAAAACATATTCGTTTTTACCTGATTTTTCCATATCTTGTTGTTTGTCATCAAAGAAACTTGAAAGTTTTTGATTAAATGGACCACTATCCAAACTTCTCAATTCTAATTTTTCTTGAGCGGTTCTTGGTCTATATTTCTCAATTTTTTGTTCCATCGAGTTTAATTTCTCAAAAACTTGGTCCATACTATTCAACTTTGATTGCATGTCTTCAATTTGTTTAAACATCATATCAAAGTATTCTTGTTGTTTTGATTCAACATTTTTTTGTGAAGTTACTAAATCAGTAATGTCCAATTCTTCAGAATCACTTTCTTCTCCACTTTCTTCACTTTTACCACTGTCATCAATCTTTTCAACTTCACTATCTTGTGAAACATCAATTACTTCAGGTGTTGGAGTTGCCGTATTTAACATCGGGTCTTCCACTCCTTCGGGTGCCGGTGCGTCAGGTGCTGGTACTTCAGGTGCCGCAATGGCATCCTGTTCCATGATATATGTGTTAATTTTATAATGTCTCTTAATCTCTTCAATAATTTTTCTATCTACAGCCATTTTTTAACCATTTAATAATTGTTTAAACCCTTGAGGTGTTTCTACTTGGACTCTTCTATTAGTCTTCATTGTGTTATCAACTCTTTCGATTAGACCGTCTCTTTCTCTAACAGTATAACACTCACCACTATTTAAATCACAAACTTCTGTGAATCCATTTCCAGTGTTTTTTTCAGTGTATCTTGAGTTTTTTCCAAGATAATTGTCTAAATGTGTTTTAATATCCATAATATTCTTTTCTTAATAAATATCTTTTGTTTTAAATAAGGTCAAAACTTTTAGAAAGTTGTAAAACTTCAACAGCACTCTTCTGTAACTCAGCTAAAGTTGATTCGTTTTGTTTAAGGAAATTAGCAAGCTCTTCCTTACTTTGATAGTTTTGTGATGGCCACCAATATACCCAAGTAAAATACATTTGTGTCGCGGTTTCTAACTCTTTATTCAAATCCCAATTTGGGTATAAAGAATATAACAAACTATTTCTTGGTGATGTTGGGTTATAATAATAGTTATATATGAAATCAATAGATTTTTCAAACGAATCAAATACCGCATACGGTGTAGATAAACCTGATTGATTTGTTTTACAACCATAGTTAGTTGTAAAATAAACTTTTCTACCACCATAACTTATTTGAGGTTTTGGTACTCCACCCAATGGAGTATTTCCTAAGTCATGATTAAAGGTATATAATATTTTGTCATCGTGACCATTTAAATATGCGGTATAAAAAACCATTAAACGGGCAATTGGGTTAGTAACTTTTGTTTTTAACAATTTAGCAAAATCCGATATTGAAATATTATGACGAACATTCTCAATCGGTGTAAAGTTTTGATATGCCGGATTCGCAGCAATTATATCTTTATAACAAATAACAGATTCTGTCGATGTATAGTTGGTATTTACTTGGATATTGTTTCCAATTGTTATAATATTTACCGATGGTTGAGCCGTTGTTTCAGCAGTTTCTTTTAATCTAAAAACACTTTGAACTAATTCATTCAATAAATTTTGATTTATTGACATAATCTGTTTTGTTATTAGTGGAAGAGAATATATCGGCATTCTTATACCAGTAAAAAATGTTTTAAAAGTTCCAGGTTCTATGATGTGTTCTACAGATTGAACCATATAAGGACCTCTAAACATAGGTACATATCTTAAGTTAAAATATTGAGTTGGTTGAATCATCATGTTACCCATCGCCTCAATCCTACACTCATAACTCCTATTTTTATACAAATTATATAAACTAACACTTTGAGTATTTGTTCTTCTACCCGCAGCAGCATTTGCCATATTAGCTAATACTTGGTTTGCCTCTGTAGTTGCCGCAGCAGGATTTTGGTCTAATTGTATACTTGAGAATATAGTTTGGTTTCGGGTTCCAAAATCAACATTAAAACCAACCACTTTGTTAGACGTAGCCCAATCTTTCTTATTTATTAAATTAACAACAATTGGGTTTGATGCCGGACTTGAAATATCAAAAGCATCTGTTCTCCATCTATAATCTTTCGCCTCTCTCATATCCAAGTGTTCACTAGGTTTACCGGCATAATAACATACAAATTTTGATTCCGAATATCTAGTATCAACATCCAAGAAAGTACCAAACATCGAATTTGCTAACGATTCACTAGATTCGGCATTTGGAGTAACACCTTGTTTAACTTCACCAACACCCCAAAAGTTAACATATGCTGGTAAAGGCATCATAACAAATTGATTGTCATATACGATTTGTGAAACAAAATCAATAACTCGAGTATCAACAGACGTTGTTCCTGAGAAGAAGTCCATTAATTTAAAAACATCAACCAAAACTTTATCTCCAATATCTTGGTTTGCCCTATCCAAGAAAAGAACATCTTGGTATAAAGTTCTATCAGTTATTTCAAGACCCGCAATCCATTTATCATTAAAGGCTTTAAATGTTTCATAAAGTTCTACTTTTGGTTGTTGTCCATCAACAGCAGACAATATAGGTTTCTCAACAGTTTCGGTAACATTTGGTAATTGTCTCTGTAGTGTCGGGAACAACTGATTTATCACATCATTTAAATAACCATTTCTTTGTGTATAAAAATTATTTATATCTGTTTGGAAATTACTTTGAGTGTACGTTGGTTGTAATCCACTTTGTAATGAGGTATATTTTCTTGCCGCAAATATTTTAATAAGTGGTGCAAATGTCTGAACATTTGTTTCAGTAAATTCAACATCCATTGTAGTAAAGAAATCCGTAAAATAACTTCCATTATTTGAATACACCATTTCAGGTTCAGTTCCAAAACCAACATTTAAATACATTGCTTGCCAAGCTTCGGGATAAAGAGCTTGTGATTGAGCTAAAGTTGTTGTTCCAAAGGTGGTTGGTAAACTTCCACTAACATATGCGTTATATTCGTAGGGGTCGGCAACTCCACCAATACCATTTATAGTGGGTACACTAGAAAATGTTCCAAATACTTTTCTATCAAAATTACCAGGATTTCCATATCTAAAACAACTATCATAATTTATAAAATTATTTAAAGTTGATGATATTACCGATTTTTGTGAGTTTGATACCTGTGTAACATAATCTGTTTGATTGATACCATTATCAACATTTTCAATAGTTAATAATTTTGTTAGAATTGTTTGGAAATTCTTATTTGAAAATTCTGAACTTTGAAGTTCATCAGCTGTTAAATCACGTAATGATTTACTAAAGTTTAAAAACTCCAATTCAAACGTATCTAATATCTCCGTTTTGAACACACCAAATATTTCCTCAATATTAGAATATGTTTGACCAAGTCTAAAAGCGTCTTGGGAATTACCCGTACTTACAGATTTGAAATATTCGTTGTAGTTTGGTTTAGTAATACTGTTTAACTCAAAGTAACCATAGTTTGGTGCTGTCCAAAATGTTCTAACGGCTCCGTTAAATATTGCACTATTATTCTCAACGGGTTGTGTAATTAAAAGACCTGTTGATGTGTCCACAAAACATTCCCCCACAACTTGGTTGTAATTCGAACCAAACGATGGCATTACAATAGTTTTGTTACTTCCAACGGATTGGAACGCAGGTCTTTCTCTTGTATCAAATGTCACATACCAAGTATTGTAGTTAAGTGTTTTGGATAGATTAGTATTATCATAACCAAATGGTAAAACAATTTGTGAGTCAGGAATGTAATCAACATTCATTCCGAACTCAACAGCGGCTTGTATTTCAGTATCACTATACGTTGTGAATAAATCCGTACCCGTAATCATGTAGTAAATTTCATTTACCATTCTTGGGTAAAAACCTATGTTGACTGTTGATAGTGTGTTATTGATACCAAAAGTCGATGTTGTGGTTACTTCTTTTTGAGCAACAATTTCAACAGGCACATTATTCTGATTTCTAAACGAATACGTTTTGGTTAAATCAGAACCATTTGGGTCATACAAAGACGGAATATTAACATTATTCCATACTGTAACATCAAGTATGTCAATATTGTCAGTAATGTATTTCTTATATCTATGCCATATTGAACCATATTTTAAAACCCAGGCATATGGTAATTTGTGAATGGCACCATATTGTGTAAACGCCGCGAATAAATAATCTAAGTCAGTCGCAATATTTGTAGTACCTTCATCTAAAGTTTTATATTGTTCTCTCAAAGTTGCCAATGGTAAAGAGTTCAAGAACAAATACGCAGGACCTACATATGGATATAGTGTAGAATTTAATCTATCATAATTAATACCCTGTAAAAGAGAGTTTACAAAGAATGGTGTATTCAACATTGATGTTGTTTGATTAACATCAACATTTCCCGTTTGATTTGTATATTCAACAATAGATTCAGTTATCAAATAATTTTTATTAAAATTTCTTACACTATAAAAAAAATTGAAATTATAATTATCAACTGTTGGTGTTTTGGAATTTAAAAAATCAAAATTAACAAACGGTCTGTTTGTATTTTGATTAAAATTTGGTTGGTAATTGGTTATAAATTTTTTGTTGTCATTAACAAAGATACTTTTGTTTGTACTGTATCTTGTGTTTAATGTTACACCAGTATTTGCCAAATTTTGTTGTGACCAAGTTTGACTTACAAAAGGATATAAAGATAAAAAATTACTCGGCTCATTTGATACACTACTTTCCAAGTATTGTTCAACATTTGTTAATGTTTCAACATCTTTAGATGTACTTGGTGTTGCATCACTCTGATAAAGGAATGAGTTGTTTAACAAACTATAATCTTGAGAAGTAATTGTTCTCATGTATTCAGAGGTAAATTCACCTCTGATGAATTGTTGCCAACTAGGACCAGTTCCATCGTTAGATATGTTTCGAAGAATTGGTAAATAATCCGCCGAATTAAGTGCAATGTTTTTAAGAATTTTGGTTAATGCCGGACTTGTACTAGTTAATGATGATGTGATATTAGTAACCTCAATATCTGAAAGTGTTCTATAAACAGATAATTGTTTAGAACTATCTTTAGCCAATCCATCATAATAAACAGCAATTAAAACTCTCTCATAAATTTCATATAAGAACTTAACCGTTTGATAGTCAGAATATGGTATATTTGTCATTGGGAAATCAACAGCGTTTAAAGAAATCCTTTGTATACTTCTTCCTTCGTTTTGACTTCCTGTTGGTGTAAATCCTGGTGATATTCTCTGAACCAATCCTTTAATATATTCTTCAACAAACTGAACTTCAGGCCAAATTTCATAATTGTTTCCACGAGTAAAACCTAACTCACTAGCATCACCCAAATATCTTATTTCAAATGGTTGTCCATCAGGTGAATTTGTTTCAACAAAATAAAGTGGCCAAGGAAATATTGGTTCAGTCGCCAAATTGTTATTATTATTTGACTGAACATAACCTTTACTTTCAGTTGTTGTGCTTGATTTAGCACCATCAACAACAACCCTTTGTCTAATAGGATTTAATCTTTGTTTCCACGCCTCGGTGTGTACATTGTCAAGTAATCTTATGAATGCTTCTGCAGATGCGAATATCATTGCCATAATATTTCGTATTGTTGGTTTGAAACCCAAACCACTATCACCTTCGATTTTTTTCTCTAAAAACAAACCTAATTCTACAATCACTTGTTCTTTAACTTTTGAAACATCTGAAAAAGTGTTATCAATGATTTTATTGAATGATGACTTACCTCTAAAAATACCATCAAAAACAAAATTATATGTTGGAAATAAAGTTGTTTCGTTTGTAGTTAATGTTATAGGAATGAAAAATTGGGCCTCTTTTTTAATTAATTCAACCAACTCGTTGAGTACAGGTTCTCTTTTTTCTCTAATGAGGAATGTTTGATACCAATCAATGTCCGTAGTTGTTAAACTTTGTCTAACACTATCAGCAACATTTAATGAAGCCGCAGATGGTGCAATTACCAAACTATTAAGAGTATTAATTTTTGATTTTGTTGTCTTCCCATCAACAGTAAAAGTACCTGGGTCGTTACCTAAAGTTGGGTTTTTACTTAAGGTTTCTTTGTATTGGTCAACAATCTTTTTCAGTTGGTTGTAAGCATTAACAGATAATTGTCTGTCATTTAATATATTTTCTTTAAAAATATAAGTGAATACGTTTGATTCTCCACTTGTATTTTCTTTGTTTAACACAAAAATTTTGTCTTGGTCAATATACTGATTGAACCATGAATTACCATCACTTGCAACAACATCATTTCTCAATGATGTTAAAAATGATATATAAGTATTAATATTTGTTAGTGGTGTAAAATCCGCTTCACCATAACTTTTATTTATATTTTCTTCAAGTCTAAATAATCTATTTCTTAATTCAGGAAATGATAACTCTGGTAAGTCAGGACTTATTAATCCTTGGGCTTTATACAATTTATATACTTTGTTAATTTCCTCTTGTCCTTTTGTGGTTCTCACAGACCTGGTCAAGTTTTGACTATTACCATTTTGTGATGTGTTACTATTAATAGCCGCGTTTACCGCGCCAGTCTGTGGTGCTGTTTCCGAAATCCTATATTCTGTGGTGTACATAAATGGTACAGAAAATAAAGCACCCATTTGAAGTTCAGCCAATATTGTATATTTGTAGGAGTAAAATTTCAAATCAATTCTGTAGTTACCGGTGTTCGCATCAAAACTTGTCGAAAAGTTTGTCATTATCAACTGATATTTAATAGCTTTACCATAATATCCTTTTAGGGTTAAATAAAACGTTGGATATGGTAGGTTAAAAAACGCCGCGTATTCTGAGTTTTCACCCTTTTCGAATAAAGCTCTACCTTGAACATCAACCAAAGTCATTTCAACCGTGGGTGTCAAACTTCTAGTGTTTTTAATCCTAATACTTTCAATCCCTATCAAACCAGTGTCTTGTCGGTTTAAGGTATTTTGTTTAACATAAAAATCATCAGTCTTATTTTGCTGACTAATATTCGTAAGTTGTGGTTGGTTCGTACCTTTTCCACTAAGAACATTCAAACCTGTTATTTGGTCTGTATATTTGTTTGATAACATTGTATCCCCGTTGGGACGCAAGAAATTTATTGAGGCGATTGGTAATGTTTGTACCGCATCGTTTAATCCAGTACCAACAACTAATTTACTTCTTGGAATTATTTTTGCTTCCAAGTTGGCATACATAACTAAATCCTCATGGTGAATTTGTCTTTCTCTAACAGTTCCATCAATATTGACAACTTTGTTAGGGTCAATCAAACATATGTTCTGATAATCTAATTCGACTAAGATGTTGTCGTTGACTTGTATGTTATCTGCCATAATAATAGAAATAGTTATCTATACCGTTTTTATAATCTTGTAATGAAGATACAAGAGGATATGGTATTGTCAATATGGAATTGTCGGGTATATTCCATTCAAGTCCACCGTACTGAGGATTTGCTTGTAATATCAACCAACCAAAAAATGGTGTTCCATAATATTCTTGCGATACTTTATCTAATCTACTAAATCCGGTTCTATAAACATATCTTTGGTCAGATGTTTTTGAAGGCAGTGGTGTAAATGGGACAACAGTTTGTTCCCCATTTATAAAAAATTGTTGATATCGATTATAGTAAGCATCCATTATAAGAATCTGCGTTTAAAGTTATATGGATTCTTTTCACCAGTGTCATTTTTACTACTATATATATTCTGTAAAACATTTTTGATGTTCTCAGGAGCGGTTGGGTCTTCACTGAAAATTGCAATTCTTTCAAGTGTTGTTCCGAAACTTGGTGTATATTTCTCATATTTTAATCCTGAAACACTTGCTCTATAATCAACAATTAAATTTAATCCAAGTGTGTTTAATTTTGTCCATTGATTAAATAAAGAATCTGAGCCAGTTGAGTAATAGAATTGTACTGCATTTAATGTGACCCTATCTAAACCTTGAGTCAATGCCGTAATAAAATTATCTCTATCAAATAATAAGGCTTTACTCATCATTGTATACTCTCTTTGTTTGTAATCATCAAAAGTAGTTATACCAGGAAATGACGTTGGAGGTGTGAATGTACCGGGTTCACTTACTTGATACGCATCAGGTACCCATAATTGAGCATTACTCAACGCTGTATACTTGAAGTTGTAGTTGTCCAACCCAATATCGTTGTAGTTACTCTTAAGGTAATCCAAACTATCTACAGTTGTTCCATTAACAGTTTCGGGTGTTCCAGTAATTGAGTAAATAATTGCAATATTTTGTTTGTCTAACTTACCATCTCTTTTTGTACCACTCGTAACAAAAGTAAGTCTATCAACATTATACACATATGTTTGTTGTACCTCAACCAAAGTATTAACATCTGTTGTCAAATCATTCAAGAAGGTACTCTTATATGTGTTGACATAATCACTATAATTCTTCTTGAATAATCTTTTTTGTGCGTCTGTAATACTTGGATTAGTAAAATAACTAGATGAGAATATTGGTAAGTTTTGGTCCTCTACATCTTGTAACAAGGCGTTGAATGCTGTGTTTGTAAATTCTTGTGTTTTTTGTGGTTTACCCCAAAGTGGAACTACTTGTGTTGGTTCCTCGAAAGTACCCGTATCATAAGAATTATTATCATTCAAATCTGAATTTAACATAGATAACACACCATAATTGTATTTTGTTAATACATTCTCAAACGTATTAACCGTTGTGTTATAATAATTTTGTGTTTGTTCAACAAAATTATTCATAAATGTACCATACTTTAAAGTACCCGTGTTACCACTAGCGGTTGTACCTGTAATTGTCTGAATACCAATTGTATTACCACCATCAGTTTTTAATTGATTATCCAAGTTGGTAAGTCCTACGGTAGGTTGTTTTCTCTGTAAAGCCTCAACGATTTCTTTATCAAGTTTACTTGTATCTTCAGTCGCTTCAGCTCTTTCATCATACATTTCTGTATTGGCGTAGTAATTAAATGTCAACGCATTTTGTAATGTATCAATCGGATTTTTAAGTCCCATACCACCAATAAAGTTAAATGACAACGTAACATTTACTAACATTGGTTGGAATCCAATACCTTCTGGGTTCATATCCCATGTTTTTTCATAATCAAAATTAATACCTGTTGGTATAATTTTAGTATTAAAGAAATCACCAACTCTTAATACCAAGACCGGAGGTGCTCCAAACGATGTATTCAAAGCGTCATTATACAATTTTTCACCTTGTGGCCCAATCGTTGGAATTGTATCACCAGGTCTTGCACATTGTTGTAAGAATGTCAAACGAGAGTTTAATCCTTCAGGAGTTGTTGAGTGAAATGCCGGTTGGAAATATTTTAGTTTTTCTTTTATAGAACTATAAACAAACGGGTCAGTTGCCTTCATCACCTCAAAATAGTCACACTCATTTAACAAATATCTCAACAATTTTTTAGAAGCCCCTTTATACAAATCCTGAGTAGGTTGTGGAATTGGTGGTTTTGGTTTAATAGGTTGTGGTTTGTTAACGTTAACAACGTTAGGTGCAGGATTTGATGGTGATGGATTATTTTCAGCCGGTAATACCGTTACATTAGTAATTAATACCGCTCTACAAGCCATCGCATCTGTTGAATAAATTCGTAATGGTGACCCTGGTGGCCAATCTCTTGTACAATTTACAGAACCGAAAGTTCCTGTTTTACCTTTTGGAGTGTTTATTGTCACTTGTTCTCCAACAGCGTTTGGTGCAATTAAAATTTTGGTTCCAACATAATCACCTAAAGTATTCGTTCCATCAAATGGATATGTTCTCAAAAATTGAGTTACCGAATCAATTCTTCTTGATGAAAGGTGTTTGTTGTATGTTACCTCTTGTGGTGCCGAAGCACTACCTTGTAATTGTAAAACAATTTGACCAACTTGGTTTTGTTTTAAAGCGTTATACATTTCACCCATAAACTTTAAAATTTGGGTAAAATTGTCTTCTACAATGTCAGTAAAGAAGGTAGATGTTGTTCCCGATGTTTGAGGGTAACCATTATATGTTTGTTTATTTGAGATTGATGTATAAGCATCATACGCTGTTTGGAAATTGGTTGATGTTGTGTCTTGGGGGTCAGTACCAGGAATATCATTATCAAAGTAAAACCCCAAATATTTGTATACATCAAATGTTGCTTGAGCAGTTCCAATAGTATCTCCGCCACCTGTTTGCGGACCAGTTCCTTCATCAGGATTAATGTTATTAAATGCATCCAAGTACTGTTCGTTTGTGATTTGTGGGTTATTAATTAATTCTTGCCACGCTTGTAATTCAGTAAGAGGAACTGTATTATAAATTTTTGCCAATTCATATAAATCGTATTTTTTACAACCAGCAAAAAATGAATCCACAATTGAGTCGACCTTTTCCCTATCACCTTCATTCGCTAACACCTTGTTAACAATCAAATCTAAAATTGATGGGTGGTCAACAATAATTTTCCACTTTAAAGTTCCTGAACGAGATGTATTTTTATAGGTGTATATAGGTTCGGGTCTACCCAAGAATGTTGTTTCGTTAAAAGAAGGTCTTGTATCCTCATTGAATGACAAATCATATGGTGGGAACCACATAATTCTACCACCGTTTGGTCCTTGTTCACAAGCAGGAAGGTCACTAACTCTATAACCAGGTCTATAACCTGTTCTCCAAGCTAAGTTTTCCAAAGAGAACATATATTTTTTAACTCTTCCTTGTGTAATACCATTGATTGAACCTGTCGTAATAAGGCTATCACCACCCTTTTCAGGTGCAATATTCAAATTGAATGTTGAATCTAATATGGAATAAGAGAACTTTCTAATGTTACCTTCTTTTTTCTGTAAGTCATTGAAGGTATAATACGGAGTATCTTTGGTGAAAATACGACAATACTCAATCCCAACATTTGTTTGACCATCGGAATATTTGATTACTTGAGAACCTTTTGTGATTTGTTTGTAACCATCGTTGAATATTTTAGATGTTTGTTGTATTGCATTACCAACGTGAGCAAATCTACCCCCATCGTTTGGTTGTGAATCAATTAACCTTTGAGTACTATCTAAAATAGAACCAGGTTTAAATGTCTTTGTATCTGATTCACTCTTAATAAATGAACCTGAAATTTGATTCCAATCAGGACTTTCACTTCCGTAATCACCTTTAGGGGTCATTCGTCTTCCTGAGTTGGCAGCCCACTTACCACTTACCCATGAAAAACCACCTGAAAGGTCACCAGTTTCAGCAAAGTTACTTGTTCTAGCAAATGGTGTTATAAAGTTATTATCTTCACCCTCAAAGTCTTTGGCTAATAAATCAGGACCATATACTGGCGCTAATACTTGGTTACCATATTGGTCGATTGGTATTTGACCCGATGGTGATGTAATGAACGATGGGTCTCTTTCTGCGGTACCGACATAGAAATTTCCTTCAGATTCATCTCTTGCAAATGCTCCTGTAATAGCATTTCCAAGAGCTGATAAAATACCAGCACCCCCTGTATTATAGTAAGGTCTGTATTTATTTGTGGCTAAATTATTGGTTAACTGTTCTCTTTGTCCTGAACCTGTATAATCCAAAAATAACTGTGATGGATTTACCGGTCTGTTTCCACGAAGTCCGAATAAACCACCTCTTTTTCCGTTAGAAAATGCTCTTGTTGCCGATTGTGATGAGTTGTAATCTCGTCTTTCAAAATAATCACCAGGTATTGGAGAAATTGGTAATGTGAAACCAACAATTCTTTCAACAATATCTTGACCTTGTGATAATATATTTCCACCACCCGCAGTAATTTTAAACTCACGAGCGATTAATGGTCTTTTTCCCGCAACAATAAGAGCCAATTGTACGGGGTCTTTTATACCCCCCAATATATTAAGACGACCCAATGTTTGAGTCCTTACATTCTGATTAACTCTTTCTTGGAAACTGTCTTTTGCACCTTTTACACCAATTTGAGCTAATTGCGAATCCTGAGATGCCAATCCATTGTCCCCACTTGGGTCTTCTTCTAATAAAACCGCGTAAGGTGAGTAACTTGAAGGAACAAAACTCATTGGTTCCCAATAAGTCTTATTGAGTTGTTTTTTGATTAAATCAGCAATTTCATAATAATAGTATGAACCACTTGCAGGACTATAAGCGTTTTTAATATACGCCTTACCAATAAAGGTCGTTGAGTAATCTTGTAACGCTGTTGTAAATGGGGGGACAGGACCATAAGGACCAACATTACTTTTTGATTGTAAATTGGAAATTAAACCAGTAATATCTTTATCGTAACCACCATTTGGACCAAATTTATTCTTTGGATATAAAATATCTGAAAATGGACTGTTATCTATTAAGTTGTCAGGTGAATCAACAACTTGATAATCATTTAACTCCGTTTCGATAACACCGGGTGAACCCATTGGTGTGAAAGCACCTGGTTTTCTATAAGGAGGTAAGTTCCTTAATAAATTTCGTCTTCTTTCAAATTCGGTCGCAGGAAGAGTTAATCTACTCGGCATGTTTAGTTTTTATAATAAATAGAAACTTTTCAATTTTTTATCTCCCCAATGATGAAGGAACATTTCCGTAAGTTGTTGTTGGGATTGCTTTAGCAATCGCATCGGCAATCATTTTAGCAATAGCCTCGGCTTGTTTTTGTGTTAATTCCGCAGAACCTCCACCTGTATCAAATTTACCATCAACTTTTAAAGGAGAAAAGTTAACATTGATATTATCAGTTCGATTAACATCTTTGGTACTTTGAAGATTCAAATTTTGTGGTGATTTTCCAGTTGTAAAACCATTTAGTTTGTCTGTGAATTTTTCTAAAGCAGTCGCACCAGCTTTAGCCGTTCCAGCCAACAAATTTGTCTCAGATATAAATGGTTTCATATCAGCTAAAGACATATTTGATAACGTAGTACTAAATTTTTCAATATTTTTGAAGAACGCATCAGTACTCTGAGTATATAATCTTTCATAGTCACCACCACTTGCTTTACCACTTAATGTCTTAATTGCCGTTGACGCTAATTTTTGATACCCACCATCAATAGTTTGAATTGTATTTCGTGTATTACCAATTAATTTATCAATCTCCACCTGACCAGTGAGCGCCATTGCTCTAACAATTTCTTTAGCATCTGCAGGGAACCTTGATGCCGCAACAGGTGCTGCTGCCCCATATATTAATGTTTGAACGGTTTGATTAATTGTTTCTAATACCGATAATTGTTCTTTGGCTAGGTCTTCTAACTTTACTGGTGCGTTAAAAGTTTTAATTTTTTCCAAGTCTGAAGAACCAATTTGAGAAACAAGTTTTTCTTCACCCAAACCTAACTTGACTGTAAACCCACCTTTTTCTTTACTATATTGAGCAACATTTGATATAAATTGTTGGTCTTCTTTACTGAATCCACCAATTTTAAATTGACCCTGTAATAATTTGAATTTAGCCATACCCTCACCCATCTTGACCAAATCATCATACGCATAACCCGTTTCTTCTTGTAATGCCATTAAGTCTCTCTTAGCACCAGGAAAAACTTTAAATCTACCGGATTTCTCATCAAACTGTACAAACTTTTCAGTCATTTTTACAATTTGATTTTGTAATTCTTCAGTATCCTCTGACGCTAAATACATCAATCTAAATGGGTCAGCTAAATCACCCGCAGCAACACCAAGTCTTTGAAATGTTGCAACCATATTAATAGCACCTTCGGGATTAAAAACTTTTGCCGCAAACTCAAAAGTTTCACTCATATTAATCCTTAATCCTGCGGCTTGAGATGCCATTCTAGCCAAACCAGAAACACCATCTTGGAAACCATACTTATTAATTTGATTAAGGTTATTTTCAACTAAGTCAAAAACGGCACTTGTATTGGCACCAACACTACGGGCAATGTTGGCAACTTTTTGTAAGTTTTCAACCATTTCACCAGTTTGAATACCAGCATTTTGAAAATTTGTAACAACTCTACCTGATTCTGCAGCCGTGAAACCTAAAACTTTACCTGCCGCAAAAAGTTGTTCTGTAACCTCAGCAGATGTTATTACATTTGTTTGTAATTTTTTTGCAACACTTTCCTGAATAGCTAGTGCGTCACTTGTTTCCCCACCCATTGAAATTAACGATGGAATCGCCACAGCAATTTCTTGTCTTAACGCCGCAGTAGATTTTTGAGTTTGTCCAAATACTCCTGCTATTTTAGCATTAGCTTCATCTAGTTCATCTACTAAACCGTTGGTGGTATCAACAATTGTCTTGTACGCCTCATTGATACCGTCTTGGAGTTTTTTTATGTATTTGGCAACATAGTTGAGTCTGTCTTCTTCTTCTGGATTTGTTGCATTTGTTGTCTGTAACATATTATATAAATAGAATCAATCAATTTTTTTGTGAAAGTTCTATAATCTTATCTACAAAATATCTTCGTGCATATGATGGCATTTTCATAAAATCACTCCATGAAACATTCATGTTTGTTGCCAATAAATAAAATTCGTCTAATTGGTACTTTGCGTAATCAGAAGAAAACCCGAAAAAACTCTGCCCCGAAGGTAATAGTGACCTCTACCTTTTCTCCTGACGGGGCTAATAATGTTTTTCTTAAATCAATTGATGGTTCATTTTCAAATAGAAAGTTTCTTATATATTTTGAGTCCATGATTGGTAATCCTTCGATGAACTTTGATTTTGTTTGTTCACTACTATCCCCCTCCACAGAAACAATTTGTTTCATTAATTTCCAAGTTATCTTTGGAGCAACTCGTCCTTTAGGATATGTTTCACCTAATTTTTCAATATCTTGTAATTCTTTATAAGTTAAAGGTCTAACTTTCAAATTTGTTGCTGATTTGGGAAGTATTATTGAATAGGTTCCATCTTCATTTGGATTGGTTTTGGGAATTTTAAAGTCTAAACTATCTAAAAGAATTTCAGTTTCAAACCTTTTACCGGTTTGTGGGTCAACAGCTGTAATATTATATTCGGGACCAAATGACGTGTTTCTCAAAAAAATTAATATGGCTTCAATATCGCCATTTAACATATCGTCAGGTCTCAAATCATGTTCATAAACTTTACTCCTAACTAAGTTGATAATCAAATCATCAGGGTTTGTTGACATGAGGATGTTTTCATCCGCAGCTGTTAAGTATCCAACTTTAACAGATTTCTTTTTAGAGGCGTAAAATCTACCTTCTGATGGCAATTTAACTACGTCATGTGGTAGGTTAAAATTTTCTTGTCCGTATTGTAATAAAGTATTATCCATAAAAAAAAACACAGGGAATTAGTCCCTGTGTTAAATATACCTCACTTTGATTATTAATCAATAATAAAAAGTAAATACAATCTTAGTAAATCAAGATACAACGGTCCATTTGGATAGACACGTCAATTGTTGCCAACTTGTCATCACTGTAAGAAGCGTTATCCCAAGCAGCTTTTGTAATCATAGAACCAACCAACATCCATTTTTCAACAACAACACCTGTTGGGTCTAACATTTCCAAATACAAATCTTTTTTGTAACCCGCAGCATAACCCATACGACCTGTAACAGATTCTGCATGTAAACGAACCCACTCCATAAGAGCCTGAGTTGCTGATGGACCAATTGGGTCACGGAATTTTATGGTCATTGGATTCCATTTGAATCTACCAGCCACAAAAGTTGATGTATTCAAAAATTGAATCTCCACAGGGTTAATATCAATTGAAGGTCTTCCAGTTGATTCAACAAACCATTCGTTAATACCCAATGTTGGGTCAAAACTCAATATAAATCGGTTAGCTCTTTTTGGTTCGTAAGGAACCGGCATTTTCATCAATAAATCAGCCATGGTATATTATTTTTTGTTTTTTTTATTACTTTTTATTTAGTTATAAATACATCCATCTGGAAAATTTTTGTATTTACTTTGTTTTTTCAAAATTTATCATTCTTTAGAATCTAGTTTTAGTTCCTTTACCAGTATAATAAGTCTTTAATATTGGTTCATCTTCTAAATGTTTCTTCATAGCTTCTACATTTTTAAGGTCATCATCTGAAAAACCAATAGTTGGTATAAACTTATTACTTATATCATTTTTAACATATAAATTTTTACCTAAAATATTTGCTTGTTCTTTTACAAATGATATAAATTCTCTCATTGCCTCCACTTTAAGTTGTTCAGGGTTGGAGGTACCCGTTGGGTCGTTAAAACTTACAGGATAATATTTATTTAATTCGAGATAGTCTCTAATTAAATCCATATCAGTTTTATCCTCCATACCAGCCAAGTCTCGGTATTTTCTAAGATTCTTAATTAGTAAATCTTTATTAATTCCGTTATGATTGGAAATTATTAAATTATAAATGGAGTCTTTGATTGTGTCGGGGTGGTGACCTCTTGCTGTAATGATTGAAAATATTGAACCATTATTAACTGCTTCTATAAAATCTGACCAAGCCGGACCTGGTTTTGCTTTCATTGAATCTATTTTAAATTGTTTGTCACCTTCTTTTCTAAAATTTCTGTAAGGTTCATTGGCATAACCAACAATTTTATGACCCTTATAATCAAAGTTATTCACACCAATATCATGCCTATATTTGGCGTAATCTTCAGTCGACATTTGTACTTCATTGCCCTTTTCGTCTTGAAGAATTATTTTTGTCGGCATATACATCAAATTGTCGTCCCAATCAAATGCATAATATTTTAAATCTGGCGAACCAGCGTCATCAAAACCTTCAAGTAATGATGACACTGGGATATTTTTTTTGTTTTTCAACATTAGTATTAAATATTTTCAAACGACGCTCCTGTTGGAGTGATGAAGAATTCTATGTCGATAAATTCCAAAGCTTTTGTTGGTTTCAAATAAATCTTACCAACCATTTGGTTTTTATCTAAATCTTCAGGGTTGTTACTAACTGTTACTCTAAAGTCGTAAAGACCTCTGTCTCTTCTGATTGCGTCCAAAATAGGATTCACAGCATCTAAGAAATCTTGTCTAACTCTTGAGTCGTTTTGTTCAAATAACAATCTAACAGCCACCGCTGAAATTAACTTACGAGCTTGTAACAACAATCTTCTTACGTTAATTCTGTTAAGTGCTGTGTCCGAAATTTGTAAAGTTTTATTACCCCAAATTACAGTTCCAACATCAGAGAAAGTTGCAATAGGGTTAATTCTACCTTGATACAAAGTATCTCTATCAGACTGAGTAAGTTTCTTACGAGCCTTAACCGCATTTACCAAACCTCTTGTGTAACCCGCAGTTGCGAACCATGGGAAAGATACGTTGTCAGTCAATGCTAAGTTTCTACATACCTCATTTGTTGGTGGGATGTAAATTTGTGTGTTGTTAACAGTGTCTCTAACCAAAATCCAAGGGTAGTAAGTTGCTGTGTAGTTAGAGTCAATACCGGTATTAACCAAGTTGTCAACAGCCTCAGTTGGATAAATGAAATTATCTGTTTGTGTTGGTATGTAAACATTACAATCAGGTGTTGTACAAATGTAGATAGAATCCGCTCTGTCAAATGTAACCATTGAAATCGCATCTTCAACTAAGTTTGAGTTATTAACATAATCAATACCTGGAGTTGCAAACACGTTAATAGTTGTTGCTTCAGGATTTGCAAATGTATTAATACCTAACAAGTATGCGTAGTAATCAGTATTAGCATAATCCGTAAATTCGCCAAGAACTATTGGTTTAAACGCTCCCCAACCAGTTGCATTTGGATATCTTGTTGTTGCACATGCTCCTTTTTGATATCCAGCACCACCTAATTGGAATCTGTCAGTATTTGTTCTACTTTCGTTGTATATGTTCCAACCATCAAATCCTTTTTGTACTAAGAAAGTGAATTTTCTTGATTGAATTGTGTAATATGGATTTGTTGGACTTTCAGGGTCAGTTTGGAATGACGCATCACCCACAAAGAACGCTGGTGTACCTGATGTTGGTCCAACAACAATTGATACAACTGTTGCTCCTGAATCCATGTGGAAACCTTTAGTCTTGTAAGCCCAAGGTTCTGCAGGGTCTTCAATACAAAGGTTAGTTGGTTTTTGAACACCTTTAAACATGTAGAAGTCAGGGTCATAACCTACTTGAGAAGAAATACCTAAGTAAGATGTTCTTGTTCTATCTCCAGCACTTTGAGTAGTATTGTCTTGTCCAGCAGTGTTACCAAATGGTGGGTTATAAATAACTTCACCAGGGTAGTTGTAAGATGTTTTATATACTGGGAATGGAGGTGTAGCTGTTGCGTATTCTCTAATTTCAAATCCTTCAAAACCACATGGTAATGAATCAGGGTTAGCATCTTCATTCATTTCTAACATGATGTATTTAGAAGTCAAAGCGTATTCACCATTACTTGTACCAACCTTAACCGCAACATAACTATTGTTTGCTGGGTCTAAAGTACAGTTGGTAAATTTTTCTATTACCACAGGATTTGAATCGGTATCAAAGAAATCACGAACTAACAAATCAAATGAACCGTTAGTGTATGATATGTTTGCAATAGAAATCTTAATTTGTGCGTTCGCCGAATCACCATCACAAACTGAAATAATTTTAAATAATCTCTGAACTGAACTACCACGTAATTGTGAAACAACCCAAGGTGATTCAGCCGCTTGGTATTTAACTAAGTAATCAGCAATTGTGTCAGTCGTACTCGCATATCTTAAACCAGGTAATGCAATTAAACTATTATTTAAACCTCTAATATAACCTTTGTTGTATGCGTAGTTTAATAAGTTCGGGAAAGTTTCTTCAACAAATAACGGAACTTCAGCTCTTATTTTACCAAAATTAGATTGACCAAATACTTTTGAAACATAGTTCGCGTCAGTCTGACTAAGAGATGTTTGGAAACTAAAATTATCTCCAGCTGCGGTTTGACCTGAAATCGCAAAACTTGCAAATGGGTTTTGAGTAATTGCTGAGTAAGTTCCTGAATCATCAACAACAACACTTGTTAAACCTGATACTGTATAAACAGGTCCATTATCATTTACATAATTTGCAATACCTCTTGAACGGAGTGTTGCAGCAACCAGATTATTATATTGTGTGTATGCGGTACCTGTGTAATTAAAAACTGTTCCTGAAACTGTGCCTGAATATGTTCCTGACGAACCAGTTAATGATGTAACTACACTATACCAAGAATATCCTGTATAGTTATCACCTGAAGAAATATTAAAGTTTGCATAATACCAAGTATCATCTACTGAAGCTGTGTAATCAGCAACACTTTCACTTAAACCTGAAACTTGATAAACGTTAGTTTCTGCGGTATATGTTGGAGATATGTTGTTATAGTCATCAGTTGCAATGGTACCAAAGTAATAAGCTGATGTACCAGAAAGAGAGTTATTAAGTAATATTGCATATAGTTGAGCATTTATTTGTGTTCTCAAAGTACTTGTACTACCATCAAACTGAGTAAATGGTGTATCCAAATTGTTTTGGATATTAGTTGGGAATGATGTTAAGAATCCCATTGTGGTTGAACCTGTTGTTCCAGTAAAGTTTACTGTGAATGGTGTTTCAGTACCATTCAATCCAACAGTTGAACCATCGACATTTGCGATTGTTGTTAAAGTCCAAGATGGACCCGCATCGTAACCCGATAGACCCAAAACTCTTGTAACGAACAATTGGTTAGATTGTTGTAGATAAGATTTAGCAATGTACGCCAATTCGTACTTTGGAATTTGTGTATTTGTGAATTTTTCAGGGATAGTACCACCAAAATAAGATTCAAAGTCACTGTAGTTTGTGATAAAAATAGGTTCAAATGCTGGACCTGTTTGTGTCTCACCCACAACACCCAAAGTTGTTACACCAACACTTTGAGCTACAAAACTTAAGTCATATTCTGATGTGTAAACACCTGGAGAAACGAAAACTTTATTTGCTACTGCCATTTTATTTAATATTCTTCATGATTTATTTATAACATAAATATTCAGTATTTTTAGAAAAACTTTACTTTCTAATATCTATTTATAAAATGGGCAGATTATTTTCTGCCTTTATTCTACCTATGGAAAAGAAAATTAAAAATCTTAAGATATCAATAGATTCACACACTATTCTTAAAACATACTGTGATAAACGGGGTATCAAGATGTACAAGTTTCTTGAAAATTTAATTAAAGAAAAATGTTCCGAAAAAAAAGATATCTATGGTGAAGATTAAATGAATGGAACTGCTGGTGGTTCCAAAACAACTCTATATGTTAAAGACGCAACCTCACCTGAAGTTTCTTTTGTAATCACAAATCTCAAAGTGTCATTTGTATTTACTTGTATTAACGAAACATCTGTTCCGTAAAAATCAAAATCAACAGAACCTTGTGGTCTGATATAAACTTCATAACCACCATCATTGGGTATGTTGTCATTACTCACTAATGTAAAATTTCCAGTATAATCCGCAATAATATCTTTAGAATTTTCAGTTGAAGAAAAATTTAAAACATATTCAAAAGTTGATGGGTTTTCAGGATACCTTTTTCTTTTACGTCCATTAACACCAGCAACTACCTCAAAAGAATTAAACACTCTTGATACTGCAGGTGCAACTTCAAACTCATCAGGGTCCAATAAAAACCCTAACATTGTAAATTCGTAATTTTGAATATAAAATCTTCTTTTTTGAATTTCAACCACAGACTCATCTGAAATATTATTCATTATGATAGGAATAAAATGACCTTCAATTTGTCTATAAGCTTGACGAGAAGCAAATGTTTGAATTACATTTTTATTAAACTCATTTAACTCTCTCATTCTGTTACACACAATTTTAACGTTATATGTAATATCAACAGGTACAGGTTGTGGAATTTTATAGATATCCATACCCTTAATGTTCCCGTTCCAAGTTGGAACCGCTGCGTAATAAAATTCTTTTCTATTAGGAATATTCCAAAGTAATGCAGGATTACTACCGTACTTCACTTCAGGTTGACGGACAACAGTGATAAATGGTAAAGTTGGGTTCCCATTTAAATCTTGAACATCCCAAGTTTCGGTAAACTGAGCCCAGTTTTGTGTTGTTATGATAAGGTCAACCATTGGGACAATTTTACCTGATACAACGGTTTTTAAATCTTCTTTCACAAAATCTAAAAACCCCCTATCTAATTCGGGGTGTAATAATTGTTTTGGTAAAAAAGTTCCGTCCTCAGTTATATAACTAAGCAATTGTTCTCTTCTCTGAAAAAGTATTTTTTCAGGTGTAAGATTTATTGTTGGTATAACTTTTTTAGGATACGCCATTATTCTTTAACTACAAATAGTTTATTTTGTGAATTTATCATATCAACTTCGTTTGCATGATAAACGGGTTCTTCATTATTTTTATAAACAAATGAATCGTATTTGTATGGGTTATAAGTAACAATTTTATCTAATGGTGGATTTGGAATATTATAACAAGGGTATTCACAATACTCCAACAATGTTCCAATCACAAATGCGTGTACGTTTTTTGTTTTTTCAGAACGAACTTTTTCTTTACCACCTTTTCTAACTCTAAACTCAACATCACCTAATTTAACATAATCGGCATGCATAATAACTTTATTGTCATATGATACAGAAAAAGTATGTTTGTGTAGATTATAATACACCATTACTTTTTTACCTAAAAATAAATTATCGAATTGTGATTCGGTTATAAGAAGTTTCATTATATTCCTCTAAATTCGTTTTCACTAACAGGTGTTGCAGTATAAGAATAATAAAAACCTTTATACCCACCGTATGTGTGTTTATTGTCGTAGTCAGGAATACCAGCATCAATAACTGAATAGTATCTTGCTTGAGTTTCTGTAATCCAATATCCAATGTAATCACCCAACTCAATATTAACTTGTAAATCTGCAAGTTCTTGTTTATAAACAGCAAATTTTAATAGACCTGGCTCATTCTGAATAATTTTACTTTGTCCCAAAAATTGTTCTGCAGCCTCTTCAATCCTAACATACGCATTGATAGAAACGGGTGGTAAGAATTGTATACCATCTTGTAATACCTCACCATAAACTGCGTCTTGAACTGTTTTGGTTCTATCAACTTTATATAATACAATCGTAAAATTCATATCACCCCCAAGCCATTCACGACCCATAGAAATATCTAAATCGAAATCTTCTCCACCAAAGAATTTACCTAATCTTGTAATTGGAACTAATTTTTCAGCCATATTGATAAATACTTTGTTTTTTATTATCTTTTACAAGATTGGAAAATGTTGAGAACATAAGTAATGTGTCGGTCTTGGAAAGGAAGGCTCTCGACCTATTGGAAACCTATTCAGGTGCCAACAATTACCTTATGCGTTTGAGACAAAAACAAATTGATAATAAAAAGTTTTATCCAACACGAGCTCAAGCCGAATATATTGTAAACTATATTAACACGGTTCCAAAGGTTGCCAAAAAATGGGTTGATTTGGACGAATATTTTTCCAAAAAAATTTCTGATGAAAAATTATTCACCAAAATTGCAACACAAGTTTATGTTGAAAAACTTTTGGTTGAGAAAGACACCTCTTATCATATTTGGGGTAAATTCTTTGATAGTCAAGAACTCCATGACTTTTGGTTACCCAAAGTTGCTTTGATTAAAAATAACAAAGTTGAAAATGTTGTGATTGATTATGAGAAGTATTCTCATCGTCCACCATTGGACCACCAAAAAGAAGCAATCCAAAAGTTGGTTGAAAACAAAAAATTCATTTTGGCGGATGACATGGGTTTGGGTAAGACAACCTCAACAATTATTTCAGCCTTGGAGACAGGTGCAAAGAAAGTATTAATCATTTGTCCCGCATCCTTGAAGATTAACTGGCAACGAGAGATTGAAAACTATTCAGATAGAACGACAAGTATTATTGAAGGTAAAAAATGGGACGATGCTGACTTTGTTATCATCAATTACGACATTATTAAAAATTTCCATGATGATAAAAAGAAATCCGAATCAACAATTGTTAAATCAAAGTTTGATTTGGTGATTGTGGATGAAGCTCACTACGTTCAGAACTCTCAAGCCCAAAGAACAAAGTTAATTAACGACATTGGAAGAAACGTTGAACGGGTTTGGTTGTTAACTGGTACTCCAATTACATCAAGACCGATTAACTACTTCAACTTATTGAATTTAATTGATTCTCCCGTTGCTCAAAATTGGATGGCGTATGTAAAAAGGTATTGTAATGGTTTCCAATTTCAAGCGGGAAGACGTAAAATTTGGAATGTAAGTGGAGCATCCAACTTGGAAGAG